TGCTGCTGGGCGAAGGCCTGGCGCTCGCCGTCAACGGCGACGACGTGGCGGGGATCATAGCGGCGGCGGCGGTGGACGACGATGGCGGGCCCACCGTGTACGCCGCAGCCATGGATTCGCGCATGGAACAGATGGGATTCACCTACTCTTTCAAAATCTCACAAGACCTGAGTGAGCACGACTTTTGCTCCAGGCTGCTGTACCCAACACCCGATGGTTTACTCCCGGGGCCCATGATCGGGCGCACGTTGGGACGCGCGGCCTGGCACTTGGACTGGTCCAATGACGGAAGCCAGTCATCCAAGTCAATGGCAATCGGAATGCTCCAGGATGGTTACCACGTGCCTTTCGTGCGTGAGTACTTCCTACGCGTGCTGGAATTGTGCCCGGGGCCGCTTGGCGGCCGTCCAAAACCGGGAATGCATGCGGGTAGGCGCCACGAGTACGGGCCCGAGACGTGGGTTTTCGTGGAGCGCAGGTACGGCTTGACTCCAGCGGACCTGCCGCCGTTTATTGCCCTGCTCCGGGGCGTGCGGAGCTTGCCAGCCGTTGTCAATTGGGAGCCCATGGAGCGCTGCTGGGCCATTGACACCGCCTGAGTGGGGTGAGAAGTCCCACAGTGAATATATTGTACAACTTCTGACCCTGGTCTTGACCTGACCATAACTGAACAGACGAAAATGGCGAAAAAGAGAGGAGCGAAACTTAAGGCCGCTGTGAAGGCGGCTGTCGAGAGCGCAGGAGGCGTTGCCGCGCTGGCGTCAAAGGTCGACAAAATGGCGATGAAGGTCGACAGGATGGCCGGCGAGGCGAAGGATGGACCAGCGCGCCGCGTGGGCACGAAAGTCGGGCAGGCCTTGGGCATGCCCGGGTTCGGCGCCCTCGTTGGTCGCGGCATTGGTAGGGTTTTGGGGACGGGCGACTACACTGTAGTCAACTCGCTCATCAAACCCGGGTCGGAAGCGCCGTACGCACGGTCTCCGGTCCCGTCCTTCGGGTCGTCACGCCGCGCTGGACAGGTCGTAAGGGTGCGACACAGGGAGTACGTGGGCACGTTGAAGAGCGGTCAGGGCACCCCGACCGGATTCACGGTGCAGAATTACCGACTCAACCCCGGTAACCCGTACCTCTTCCCGTGGCTCTCGGCTGGTGTAGCCCTGAGCTACGAGAAGTGGCGCCCACTCGGCATTCTTGTCGAGTTGGTGTCCCTGGCGTCGGAGGCCGTGACGTCGTCGCCGTCCCTGGGCGTCATGGGGATAGCGATGGACTATAACGGGCTCGACCCAAACTACTCGTCCAAAGCGCAGGCGGAACAATCCGACGGCTGCGTGAGTGCGAAAGTCAGTGAGGACGTGATGTTTGGCATCGAGTGCGACCCGAGTCAGCGCCCATACCAACAGTTGTACGTCCGCACAGGAGCGCCCTCAGGCGGCGTTGCCGCGATCAACACGTTTGATCTCGGCAACCTCCAGGTGTTCTCTCAGGGAGTGACCGGCACCAATGCTGACCTAGCTGAGATCTGGGTCACGTACGACATCGAGTTCGATACCGTCGAACTCGAGGGGGGTCTCACTGGCAACCAGTGTTACGTGGCGGGCTTTCAGGGCACGGCGGTGACCTCGGCCGCGCCCATGGGCGTCAGTTACCTCCGGTACGGTAACACGTGGTTCCCCACGTTGAACACGACCGTCTTCGGGTTCCCCGACTACATCAGTGGCACGTTCGACGTTGCTATCGAGTGGCAGGGAGGCGCAGCAACCTATGCAGCGCCAGCCGCTACCCTGGCGGGCAACGTTTCGTACGTTGCTGCCTGGCCTAGCGGCTACCTGGTTACCAACCCTTACGGTACCACGTCCGGCGCCTCTGGCACGGGCTGTTACTGGCGGGGTGTCGTACAGGTCACTCCTGCGTCGGTTTACAACCAGGCACCGGCGGCCAACCACATCAGCTTTGACGGGACCGGCACGTTCGGCAGTTCGTGCGTCGTTAACGTCATGGTGATGCAGTTGCCCGCGCAGCCTAGTGGCAATCCGACGTTCTTCCCGAACACCGGCCTTACACTCCTCACTGCCAATCCATGGCAGTAGTTGCGGCGGCCCCGCAGGCCGACACCGGTGACTTGCCGTTACCGACCGGTGACTTCCGTAGGAAAACTAGAAGCGGCGCCAACCAATCCGAGCTGTGGGGATGAGCTCGAGACAAAACACCCTGGGACGTTGTCCGGCACTCAGTGCTAAACATATTACGCGGAGTGAATTGGCCCGCACGGTGAAAGAGCCCGCCCCTGTACCCGTAATGGCAGGGGGTCAACGGGATTGTGATTAGCCGTAGCGGAACAAGCCAAGGAAACTCCGTATGACCGAACGCGTCTGGTCCTGTGGGCTGGTCACCTGGAAGGTAGACGCTAGTAGGGGGTCAACGCTAACGCGTG